AGGCAGGGGGGGTAGACTCCCGTGCTAAAAAAACGCCTTGTGAGCGTGATCCCTTCGAGCTATTGCATCGTTTGCAGGCGGCTACCATATTGTCGAGGCTCATAGGATCGCCTCCGGCCTTGATACTTTGTATATGGTCTACCGTCGTAGCATCCTGTCCGCAGTAGTAGCACACGTAACCATCTCGAGCTAATACGACGAGCCTTACCTTTTTATAGGCTCTGCTCACTCTTGGATCTTGTCTACCTTGGACCATTAGTAATGACCAGTCCTTTTATGATGGGCTAACGCCTTACATACCTTGCCGTACCTATGAGCTATGTATTTGAGTCCAAGGTCTATCTGTATGTATGGATCTCTAGCTTTAAGCTTAAGCAGCTGAGGTATCCCATATGCAGTGCTCTTAGGATTATCTGCTCTTGGGTTCCAGTTACTCTCTTTAGTCCATAAGAGCTCTAAGCATCTATACTGCTTAGCATCTTTAAGCTTTATATGTGCATAAAGTTTATAGTTATTTACATCTCTTGCAGTACTTACCGCTATCGCTTGAGGGCTATTGCCAAATAGCAAAAGAGAGGCCAATAGCACCAAACATCCCATACGAGCTATCCGCCTCAGCGGCTCGTCTGCGAGTGTGGAGCGTACTCCTATAGTCAAATACATTACAAATATGTGTATAACTTGAGCGTACTTAGAGCGTGTCCTCCACACCTTTACCGTGCCTGTGGATAACTCCTGTGGATAACTATTACTCATAGTGATACCCCATAATCAAGCTTGTAAGCTAGATCCGCTATCGCTTGAGATACCGCGCCCGAGCCATTAAATATATCGGTGACTTCATCGCCAGCTTGGTAGCCCATAGCATCGAGCACCCACTCAGTCCATCCCTCAGGCTTGGCCCCGATAAATCCATTTTGAGGAGGATTGATAATTGCGTGATCTTTCATAGATTTACCTTTACCGTGTCCTCGGCGCTCTTTTGGCACTTTTACGATAACGGGCTCCCACGTAGTAGCTATCCGATTACCACTAGGTACGGCGATAGGTTTTACCCACGCCATTACACGAATACCGTTACGCGAGTCGGTCTCTATTACGCTTAAGTAGGTGCTTAGGCTATGTACGGTTAAAGCTATGGCGTAGCCGTCGTAATTGTTTTCGAGCTCTTTAACCATATTTATATGAGTCTCGGGTAAATCCCATAAATACGCTTCTGGGTGCTCATCGGCTTTACCAGCTCCGTAACCCTCGCCGCAGCCCTCTTTACCGTACCATCGAGCAGCTCTACCTAAATATGGAGGATCGGCTATGGCTAACCTCATTGGTGACCCCAGCCAGTACCCTTAAAGCTTACGCCCGGCACTGAGTAAACTTGCCTCATAGTATGACCGCAGCACAAAGGCGCTACGTTTTCACCTATTGGCGCGATAGTCTCGTAACGAATATTGCAGCTGATACATTCATACTCATAGCTCGGCATCGCTGGGCTCCTCGATCATACAAACGCCTATTACCCCACACTTCGTACACTGCAGGGTTTTCACGTATGGCGGTAGGTTATGCGTAATAATGCGCTCGATCTGATCCGTAACCTTTTTACAAGCTCTGCACTCGTATTTATATGTAGTCATCCTCGGCACTCCTCGCATAGCCATAATACGACCTCGCCGCCGGCATCTCGAATAGTTAGCCCGTTATCTTGCCTGCGTAACTGGTGGCACCCATCGCAGCGCTCGGCTACGGTGCTAGTAATATCGCCGTTATCGTGGACCGTCGTAGCGATCCCTTGTTTAATAAACGTCATTTCTCCCATTATAAAGCCACCGCCTCGTTTATATGTAAGAGCGCTATCTCTTTATCTACCTCTGGACCCTTTTCTAAGGTATTAGCCGGTAAGCGCTTAGTTTTCCAAGTTACCTTTACTTTGCGTAAATTAAACGCATATATGCCCTCAGGCGTTGAGTTAATGTAAAAAGGCGTAAAGCCTAAAGCGTTAGCCTGTTGCATTAATGATTGGTATTTATCCTTTTCGAGTATCAGCTCGTCGTAATGTATATGCCTGCATTTAAGCTCTATTACAAGCTTATAGCCATTACTTTTAGCATCGATGTACTCGTAGGTGTGCTCGGATTTCTCGAGATCCTCTAAATACGTGGCCTTTAGATAATCAAAAAGGCTCTGCTCGGTCACTCTTGGTTTTTCCATTTACCGTCACTGCCGAGTACTTGCCATAACGGGTCACACTGCGTAGTTTTATTGTTTTGAGTGCATCGCCAAGCGGCCCAATCTTTACCGGTCTTGGCGCTTGTGCCCTCGGCCCACACTCTCGTACCGTGGATACATCGAGGAGGCTCAGCTGGTAACTCACCGCCTAGCCCTTGTTGGATCTCAGCTATAGCCGTAGCCATAGTAGGTATACCTTCATTAGCTACTTTAGTAGCCCAAGGATCAGGCTCAGTATGAGCAGTCTCGACCTTTTGCATATCTTGTACGGTAGGTCTGCCGCCGTCACTTGGCGTAAGTAGGCCAATAACTCTACCGTAAGCGGACGTGAGGCAGTCCTCGATAAACCATTTACGCATATTTTGAGGGAGTGTCGCCACGTTACCAAAAGCGTAATCTACTGCGCTTGGTACTGCATCCTCGTATTCACGATAAGCCTCAGCTCTTACAAGTATTGTGCCCTTTTCTAGGTTTATGTCCTCGATAAAGGCAATTAATCTACCGCTGGGAAACTCAGTTCTAAAACGCTTGATCCTGCTATTTACGTCCTCGTAGTTATCTAAAAACCCCATTAGCGTAGTACTCCTTTATCCTTGAGAGCCTGAGCTATTGCTCGGCCTCTAAGATAACCCTCGCTATAGCCCTCTCGATATCCGAGGGTATAAGCAGCTTTAATAAACGCTGCCATAATGCCAGTAACGGCAAAAACTATTAGAAAGTCTGCACTGTTCATATATCGCCCTTTGTTAAGGCCGATGAGGCTACTACCCGAGTAGCCCTCTCGGCGTGTGTAGTATCAGTATGAGGGTATCTACCGACAAAAGGCAATTACTGAGCGAGGCGTGTCTCTAATAAAATCTCGTAAATCTTGTCGATCTTGGTATCCATACGCTCCTGCTTAGCCTCTATATGATCGATGCGGCCGCGTAGGTTATGTCCACCGTTACCGTCCGGCTTAAGCTCGGATAGATAAAACTTAACAAAGTGTCGGATAAGCCCAGCTCCCAGCCCCAAAATAGTAAAGCTCCCCAAAGCTATACCGACTACGAGCTGAGCTTGCTCCATTACTTAGCCCCTACGCCTAACTGCTTCTCCGACGGTTGCAGCGCTTTTAGTAATGGCCCGATTAGCCCTGCGATAAACGCATTAGCTAATACTTTTGGATCTGTTATGCCTGATAAATACAAGGCTCCTACGCAGGCCGCAGCTGAGCGTAGGTAGGATTTACCGGCAGCGATAATTTGCTCTTTCATTGTGTTACTCCCTATTGCCCTTAGAGATTTGTCTAACTATAAACCTAAACTCTCTATTAAGGCTTTAGCCTTGGCCGCACTTACCTCTACTTCCCAGTGCATTTCATCGACTCGGCTCTTAAAGTCACCGCCCCATTTCAGGCCGTATTTCTTAGATAGAGCTCGGATCATCGGTACCTTCTCAGCTGGAAAGGTGCCGACCTTGCCGAGTGGGTGTTTAGTAGCGTTGAGATCGATGGCAGTACCGGATGAGTGGCAGGACAATTTATCTGTAGTGCCTCGCACCATACGAAAGGCGTAGGCCCAATCGTCAAAAGTACCCTCGTCGATCGGCTCTATGAGCTCGTGAAACTCAGCCGCAAAGGCGGCCAATAGTGGGCCCACACTCTCAGCGCACCTAAGTTTACGGTCTGTACCTTTTACCAAGTACGCCTTAATTTTAATTTCGTCGGGATCTTTTGAGGCCGGGTAGCCGTTATAGCTCTTAAGCATTAGCCTAAAATAGCTTTCGCCTCATCCTCGGTTAAACCTAAAGCTGCAAGTTTAGTAAGTGCAGACTCTTTAGCCGCTACGTTAGCAATAAATTTTTCGTTTTCTGCTTGAGCAATAGCTACATCTAATTTATATTGCGCAAATTCAGCATCGGTCATCTCGCGCACTATAACTTCATCAGTAGCGGTATTGTGATCTGCTATTTTAGGTCTACTAATTTCCATTAACTTACTCCATATACTTTAATAGTTCCGGATACCCAGTTTGCGCCGCGGTTAATAATGCTTAAAGAGGTAATAGCCGCGCTAGCCTTATAAGCTAAAAGGCCCGTAGTGTAAGTATAAGTCGCTCCAGCTCCACCATCGTGGCTTAACGCTTTCCAATCGCAAAGAGTCATACCACCATTTGTATAATCATAAATATTTAGCACCATATAGGACTGCTTTAAGCCATCGGTAGAATTTGAGGTGCGTAAACCAAGGTAAGTATTTGTAGTTAGTGCTACGCCCTGATCAGTGCCGCCCCAATATTGACCCGTCCAGCCTTGCGCATAATTTGAGCCAGTATCGCCATTTAGCCTGAAATCCCAGCCGACACTCGTAGCCGAGTCTCTACCTTGCGTTAAAACTATTTGTAAATTTTTATAACCCCCTGCAATACCGCTAACTGTTTGTGTAGTGGTACCTGAGTTCATCGTAGTAGTAGAAAGTAAAGTAAGTCCACCGCTAGTAGCAGTAGCCCACTTTAGACCGGTAGCTTCCGTAGAGTCAGCGGTAAGTACTTGTCCGTTTGTACCGACTGCAAGGCGAGCCGGAGTATCTGCAGCGCTAGCCGCAATTAGATCACCTTTAGCATCTACTATCGTATTTTGGATAGCGTTAGCATCGTCGGAGGTAACCCAAGTAAAGTCCATATCGGTATTAGAGTTTTTGCTTAATACTTGGCCGCTTGTGCCACCTTTAAGATCAAGTAGCGAGGCATCTATAGAGTCACCGAGAGCCTCGATAGCGGTAGCGCCATCTTTAACTAGGTCGGTCGAGGTAGGAACCGGCCATCCAAAATTAGGTGTAGTAGTTGCCATTATGTTAATCCTCCGAAAGCGTTTTCCCAGATAAGAGTAGCATTTACACCCGTCCATACCAAGGATCCCGGGGTAACTGTCGCCCATTGTGGGGCTACTAATGAGAAATCTGTAGGGCTAAGAGTCAGGGTTAGGTCTACATAACCCGGGGTAGCCTTAATAGCAAACCCCTCGACAAAGCCATTAAAAGAGCCGTTAAACATATTTATAGGTAAATCGTTAATTATTACCGGCTCGCCAAAAAACGCATCTATAAGCTTATCTCGCTCGGCATCGGGTAGCTCTGAGTTATCAAGCCTAAAGGTAATACTTTGTAGCTGCTCTCGAGGGATAGCTCTCAGCCCTAACTCTCTATCCATAAGTATATTTACATCGGCTAGGTTATGGAGGTTAGTCGTAACGCTGCGCTGATAGCGGCCGTAGTTAGCAATGGAGGTGGCATCTAGGGCCGTAGCTTGGCTATTGTAGTTATTACCATAATTAAATACGAGCGAGTTACGGATCTTGCCTATCTGCAGGATAGATTTAACCGTAGACGGTATAGCGTAGTTAGCCGAGAGAGTCGTATAGCCGTTAGTAGTTAGGTACTGTGTGCGGTGGTCAGTATCGGCGTAGCAGACTCGACCGGCCTTATCTTCGTATATTTGCCCTTGTGCGCTTTGTGCTATCTGGGCGCAGAGGTTATAACTACTGGCTGGCTCAGCTGATCGAGCGATCATCTCATAGAGGCCGGGCTGATCGATCTCGCCTAGCCCTACGTTTTCTGCATTGGCCCACGTAGTAGTAGGGTCATAATTAAACCACTGTAGGGCAGGGGCTACCTCGAACCACGAATTGATAAGCAGCTCGTTTAATATGTCGTATATCTGATTTCCGTCCTCATCCTTAGCCAAGGCATCGGGAAATAGAGCTTTCGTAAGCTTGGCTAGAGATCCGACCGCCAATATATTACCGATTGTTATAAACCCAGTCTCCTCAGGCGAGCGCACCGAAATACCAAAATCGGATACCTCGCCTCCAAATACGGGTACATAAGTACCGGCACTATTCTTAAGCTCAAGGGTAAGCGAATCGGTTACGTCAATATCAAAGGCTGAGTTATCTAGGTTTACGATCTCCATACGTGCGTAACCGGCGTTGCACTGTAGGTCGATATCATCGCGGCCCGTAGCCATATTGACGGATAGGACGTTATCGTAAACCGTCGTGCCTACGATAATTTTCCACTCAGGCAGCCACGTGCTCATAGTACGTAGTTACCTGCGCCTCGATTAACTGAGGTGCCTCGGTAGGTTGATTGGTTAAGTATATCCTCAACGGCTCTAGCGATAGCCTCAGGATCTCCTACGCCGGCATTAATCGTTACCTCTACGCTTTGACCCGGAAAACCCATCGTAGGGTTATAACCATAGTTAGGCTCAGGAGCTAGAGGAGGCATTGGAGTAAAGCCCGGATTTACTCCAGCGATAACGCCAGCTCCTAAGCCGCCAAGTGGACCTAACTTAAGATAATCACCCGGGTTATTAAAAATAGCGCCACCGCCGCCGCCTGCGCCACCTAAAGCCGCTAAGTAATCGTTTAGAGCTTTTAGACGTGCAGCATCGGCCGCAGCTTGCGCCTTGGCTACTCGATCTATCATAGAAAGCTCGGAGGCTTCGAGTAATAGGTTAGCCGTATTAGTTGCGCTTGTAGTTTTACTTAAAGCTGCTATCCGAGCTATCTCGGTTAGTTGGATCTGTACACGCTCGTTATATGCCTCTTTAGCCATAAGGGTACCGGAAGCCGTTATTGCAGCGTTATATTTCTTAAACGCCTCCTCTCGTGCTAATTCTTTTTCACCCTCGGCCATCTTGCTTTGCTCTACTACTCTAAGCTCGGTTATAAGCTGCTTATTTAGAGACTCGAGAGTAGCGTTACTAATTGTTTGGACTCCAGCCAAGCGCTGCATATCTGCGTTTTTCTGAAACGCTGCGAGCTCGCCTATTTTCTTAAGAGCCTCGTCGCCCTTATCCTCCTCTATTAGCTTAAGAGCCTCGAGACGTAGCCTTGTCTCTTTGTCGTATGTAGCTTGTAGAGCTGCAGTAAGTGAAATACGAGTACTATCAAAAGCGGCAGCGGCCTTAGATAGAGAAATTTTATTCTTTTCCTCCCTCGCTGCTTTAGCTGCTAAGGCTAGTCTTTCTTTTTCCTTTTTTAATCTTTCTTTTTCGATTTTGTCGCGCTTGGCGATATTAGGATCTACTGCCCTTGGTCCTAGAGCCGAGCTAGGGTAGCCGCCCATACGAGGGATATTTCTTTGTGCTATTCGCTCTTCATTTCCGGTAAGACGATCTAATAAATCAGTAATATCATCCGAAAAATTGTCTATCGCGCCGTAACTTTCAGTACCAAAATTAACAATCGCTTTACCCAGTTTTGCTAATTCTGTAATTACGTTAGAGGTATTTGTAGCAAGTGTCGCCATAGATTCTGCTAAATCTTCGGTAGTAGTATCTCCAGCTAAAATCTTAAAAGCATCAACTAAACCCTCACCGATAATTTCTTGAGCATTATCGGCAGCCTCACCGAGTACGCGCATCTTACCCTCGTAGGTCTCTAGCTCATCGCCTGCAGCACCCTTAAAGGTCTTAGTGAGTAGAGCTACGCCGCTCTGAAAATCGAGAGTCTTTAACTCGGCTTGGCTTAGCCCGAGGTTATACTTTTTAAGGCCCTTAGTATTTCCCACGTATAAAGCCGCGAGATCCTGATTTACCGTAACTAAATCCTCACCGGATCCGGCGGCTATATCTAAACTTGCATTTAGTAGTTCGTTAGATTTTGTAACTGATCCGGTAGCAGTAATAAGTTTTTGATACGCCTCGCGTAGTACCTCACCTTGATAGCCAAACTTAGCCGAGATTTGGTCTAGGTTTGCCTCTATAAAGGGAGTCTCGAAAGCCTGCCCTAAATTCTTTACTACGCCTGCTAGGCGCTTAGCTGACTTTTCATTATCTGCAAAAGCCTTAACCGAGTTTTTACCAAACTTAACTGCAGCGGTAGCTAATGCTGCTAGACCAAGAGCTCCAAGGGCTTTTTTAGCGCTTGAGGCAAAGCCCGAAATTTGTTTACTACCCTTAGTTAGGGCTTTACCGTCGAAAGTGGTTACGGCACTTACGACCATACTAGGCAGTTTGCTTACCATTATGCCGCCTTTGTGTATGAGCCTCGATTAAAGGCATTTATAGTTTTCTCTATAGCTCTAATTACTGCAGCTTGAGCCTTGCCCTGGTCCTCAGCCCACGCTCTAAAGATCATACGGCCGCGCTCCTCGCGGCTATCTCCATAGAGAGGCCCCATACGGCTAACAAAGTGAGCGCCAGCGTTCGGGTTATTTGATCTATAGCCATTACGTGACTGCGCGTTAGCTCGTCCGGCGGTCTCATAGATCGCACCGGCGGCAGACTTGTTAGCTACAAAGTATAAGGCTCGCCAGCCGTTACGGTTTTTATCACTACCGCCAGCCTTATAGTAAATACCTTTTTTGACCGTCTCGTAATCATAGAGAGGAAATAGGCGTACTCGGCCTTCGCTATTAAAAGTTCTAAAGGCCGAGTTACGCGCAGTAATCGTTTTACCTACTGTGTTTTCGTTCCAGCCATAAAGGTTATCCGGCTGAGGTGAGGGAGCGTATCCTCGAGCTTTATCACGAATAGGGATCATTACCGCTTTAATCTCGGCGTTCATCTCTTTAAGTAACTCGGGATCGACCTTACGAATAGCTTTTAGAGTGGTCTTAACGCCTTTTACTTCTACTGGCATATCGCTCGGCCTCCTTAGCTTGATCGTTTAATACTTGTACTAACATTTTATACATCTCTGTATCGAGATCGAGGACCGACTGAGGCGAGATCCCTAACCTAATAGATAGCTGCGCTACCTGATAAGTAAGGGAATCTCGCCCTAGCCTAAAGGTTCATCGTCTAAAACCTCGACCTTTACTAATGTATCCAAAAACTCCGGACCAAAACTTTTTACGGTCTCGCCGCTAGTCCTAATACACTCCCAAGCTAGCCAGTACACGTCCGACTGCTTTTCGTCATCTCTAAAGGCTTTATGAAAACCTTTTTTTGCGTAGAGCTCAAAGGCATACTCGATCCGTGGAGTGATCTGGTGCTCGGTCACTTCACCGGTAGCCCTTGTTATTTTGAGTCGTGCCATTTGTTGCCCCTTTGCTAGTTGGTTATGGTGTGGTGTCTACTACGATTACTGAATTACAAGTAAAGGTAATCGACTGGCTACTGATATCACCGACGGCCCCGTTAATGTCGGTGGTGTTGTTTACCAAAATCGTGCTCTGGTACTCAGGATTGGTCGTAGAGACTGCCGCGCTTGTCTGCTTAAGCGTAATAGGTACCGTAGTACCCCACGCAGCTTGCAGTGCAGCTCTTACGGCGCCTTGACCGCTTGCCGCATTATCGTTAAGAAAATCAAGAGTAATAGTTGAGGTTTCGAGTCCTTTAGCATACTTACGAGCATTATCGCCCATAGCAGTAACTTCTAGCTCCTCAAATACTCGGTTAATTGTTGCGCTTGTTACGTGATCTGAGAGGTCTACCGAGTTAAGGGTTACGACCACTCCATTTGATAAGAATACGGCCATTGACCTATTCCTCGCTTTCAGTAGTTGGTGTTGGTGTTGGTTTTTCTTTTGCTACTTTGACCGGTGCAGACTCGTCTACGATCTGCCCAATCTTTCGCAAAAACTTTAGGTCGTCCTCTGTATATGGCATTTATTAGCTCCAGCTCGTGAGAATTGAGATACGGTAATCGGCGGTAAGCAAAGTGCCACTTTGTACGTCTAGTACGGTAGGCGCTGAGAGACTGCCAATATTCATTACGATAGTAGAGGCGGCTAGTTTATTAAATACTGCTACCGCCAGTGTTTCGATGCCGTTTAAGTTGCCTTGGTTATCAAGCATTGGCACCGTCAAAATAATCTTAAAGTTAGCCATAGGTGAAATAGTGGCGTAGGTGTTATTGCTCGGTGTTATGTAGGGATCATCGGGTACGACGATAACGCTATTAGCCGTAATAGTTGGAGGAGGGAAACTGTAAGTATTCCAATTATTAGGATTATCTAAAGCTGCAGCTAGTGAGGCACGTAGAGTAGTTATCGCGGCAGTCATTTAGCCCACCATAGAGTTAGGGTTTTGATAACCCGAGATAAGGCCTCTGATTTTACCGATCATTGAGTTACCCATACGGTAAGGGCTAGGGCTCATACCATCGATGGATACGCCGCCAGTCTGTGAAACTTGGCGAGCTTGGAAAATATCTACTGCGAGGATCATCGCTGCCTCACGGATAGCCGGAGTCGTAGCGTAAGAGATAGTTTTAGTATCTGCTCCTACGGCTGAGCCGTAAGGGAGTACGCGCTGAAAATTAACATCGGCCGCCGTCTTTGTAAATTGGATAAAGCTATAGCCGCTAGGCCAGTTCCACGTATAAGGGTTCCATACAAGGCTAGGTATTTGATTAACTGTACCGGTGCTCCAAGGCATCGTACCGGTAATTGTGTAGGTGCCGTTAAAGGTTGAGCCGCATCCACTCAAGGTTACGGACTGCCCAGTAGTAAAGATCATAGGGTTAGCGATCATCGCAGTAACTACGTTATTTTGCAGCGTTACGCCTACTACTGGAGCTGAGGCAAACCATAAAAACTGATTAAGGAGATCCTGAGCAGTCTGGCAGCACGTCTCGACAATATCCGAGGAATAAAGGTTTTCGATACCAAGGTTAGCGCGTAGCTCGGCCTCGGTGACGTATGTAGCCGGCATCTCTTTACTCCAATCTTAAAAAGGGCCGGTAGGGCTCAAAGGGCTAAGAGCCCTACCGACTATTAGTTTTTTACTTACGCCTTTAGGTAGCGGACGATACCGTTAGGCATTTTGGCGATCGTTGCCATAAATCCATAAATTGCAACCTGTACCTGAAGGTTAGATACGACATTTACGGACATATAAGCTTGTGGGCCGCGGTAGACGGTGAAAGCTTCAGGAGCCAAAATTAGCGCTGATCCATCGTCTACTGTGGTTTCTGTGAAGTTTTTATCTACGTAGAGATCCAAGCCGAGTACGTTACCGCGGATAGACTGTGGGCCTACCTGTCCGGCTGCGTTCATTGGTTGGATAGCGTTATAGATAGGGCGTTTTGTGGTATCGGTCGCGCCCATTAGTAGCTGCCATTGTGCGGCATTTCCTACGTAGTTCTGAGCAAAATAACCGGTGTTCTTGTAAATAGTTGCTGCAGCTTGTGAGCTAAAAGCGATAACTCCATCGCTATCAGCTGTAGTAGCTGTTGCCGCTGTACTAGCTGCGAGTAGTGCAGTCACTACGGCAGTATCGATAGAGGTTAGGTACGCGTTTTGTAGCTGATTTGTTAGCTCTGCGTAGAAATTAGGATCTGAGCGTTCTAGTAGTTCTACTGAGATGGTGTTCATACCTGAGTACTTAGATACTGTACCTGTGAGGTATTCAGTAACCATACCTGTATTAGATACGGCTCCAGCCTCGGGCTCTACTGTAACGGTAGGCGCTACGCCTGATCCTCCACCAGCTGAGGTAACAAGTGACGGTACTGAGATAGTCATACCGCTTTGAGGGAGTGTTCCCTGTGAGCAAGCATCGATCGCCGGGGTTCCAAAGCGTGTATTTGTTACAAACTCTGAGAGGTACTGAGTTGGATTAAACGCAGGGTTTGTAGAAAAGCTATCATCTGCGGCAGTTACATAAAGGCGAGAATCTTCGCTACCGAGTGCAGCTTTGATCTTGTGCTCTGTGTATGTAGCCATAGATACGATAGGTGTACGGACTCGCTGAGAGTCTAGTACTGATGGACGAATGATCTTACGAGCAGCCTCGACCTTTTCAGCCTCAGCCGGTGCATCTACCGGAGTTTCATCCGGTGTATTTTCAGGGGCAGTGGTCACGGCCTCCTCCATTTCTGTTTCTGTTTCTGTTTCGATCTCTACGATAGTCGTAGAAATAGTAGTGGTTTTTTCTTTTGTACTTGTTGCAGCCTCGAGCGCTGCACGTGCAGCGGCAATATCCGTTACGGATGCACTGGAAAAGGCAGCACTCTCGACAAGGCTTACCTCTTTGAGGACTGCAGCCGTGACGAGCAGATAATCTCCCATTGGCTTAGAGGCGGTTACATCCACCCCTACGGATAAGCCAGATACGAGATTTTCTTGCGCTAATACGAGTGCATCTTGTCCTCGAGTGCTACTCGAAAGCTTAAACGATCCGTAAACGCCTTCTGTAGAGTCACTAAACGAAATAGCTCGACCTACCGGCTTATCTTGTTGGTGCTGCGATAGTAATTTAATTTTACTTGCATCGGGAATAGCGATCGAGCCTCGCTCAAATACAACGGGCCCTGCGCTCGTATGACCGATCTCGCCATATGGTGCAACAAGTCCAGATACGATACGGCGCTCTGTATCTGCAGCTTGGATCTCTTGACTAAACGTTAGTAGCACTTGTGTCTCCCAGTGGTGTTAATTGTTCCATTTGTCGAGCTTGGTTTACATCTATTAAATCGAGAGTAAGCATTTTTTCGATAATCTCTAAACGTTCTTTTGCATCGGCACGTAAAAACGAGTCATCTACGGCAAACCGTACCTGATTTTGACTATTAGTAATATCGTTCATTGAGAGACGGTCCTCGATAGCTGAAATATAAGGCTGCAGAGAATAAGCTACAAACTCTTTACGCCCGTCTAGGATATTTTGGTACGTCATTGAGTTATTCATATCTGCAGAGATGTAATACGCCGGTACGTTCATAGCTCGCGCTATCTCTGTAGCTAAGTACTGAGATGCCTCGGTATACATCATATCTTTAGGACTAAAGCCGATATTTTCTGCAGTGAGAGTCGAGGTTAAATACGCAGTGCTGCGGTTTCTACGCGCAGAATTCCATCCGGCTAAGATGCCTTGTATCTGAGTCTCGGGTAGATCCGCACCGTTATTTTTTAAGATAGTAGTAGCCATTGGCGTAGCTGCAGATACCGCGCTCGCTTTTTGGATATCCCACGCAGCTTTAATAGTAGTACTTGCAGATTGCAGTACTCCCGGTAGTAGTGATTGGAAAGTTACAAGCGATCCGATACCGGCCATAGGTACAAGCTGACCATCTACAAAATAATCTTTAACCTCAGTACCGTATTGATTAGTCGTATATGTAACGCGGTTATTAGCGACCCACTCAAAGCCAGATGGTCTACCGTCATCTGCATACAAAGATGTAACGCGCCAATATGCGACCGCATAAAACATTAAACTATCTACGGTTGCAGATATAGTAACGCTGCGCGGTTGGCGCTGATCGGGTTGCTCGAGCCATACCGGAGAGCCTAATTTTTCACCCGTTGATTTTTTATAAAGTGCTAGATCGATGCTAGAGATAACTCCAGCTACTAAGTTACGGCAACGCGCTACGCTCGCTACTTGGAGTGCAAAATTACGATCGATACCAATACCATTATATCCGAAAGCGCTATTAGTATTAAAAGATCCATAACCGTATGTAGTATCCATTACGGCCGGGGCGTACTGAGCCTCGACGGTCTGCTTAGCAGCCGACCTCAAGCCTAGAGTTTGTAGTAATCCCATAGTTTCCATTTTCCCATATCGTCAAGAATAAATAACGCTTTAAGTCGCGTGTCTAAACGTATACTTTAACCTCACCTAAAGGCTGGGTAAGCACGTGTACGACCATACTCAAGCCGATAGCGATATCTACCGGACCGGCAGATTTACGCCTAATAATTCTCCAGCTGGCATCACTTTCTTTAGCTGCGCAGTTAGCCATATGAGTTACTAACTCATCTTGGCCCGAGTGCACGAGTCTACGATTAGCCAGAGCCTCGTAAAGATCGCCTGAGGCTTGGTACCCCTTCTGCCCTGATATATCCGTAATTTGGATACCGTTTACCTCTAGGCGTTTAGCGATCGATGCGGTCGTATATTTGTCGTAGCAGACTGCTCGCGGATAATAAATCTTGGCCCACTTAGCTATAGCGTTAGCTACGAAAAGCTCGTCTATCGATACGTCCGAGTGGAATATTTCGAGGACCGCTACGCCTATCCTGCCATCGGCTAGCACTTGGCCCATTACGAGAGATCCGTCTCTACGGCTCGGTGCTACGTCAAAAGCGAAAATAGTAAGTGGACCGGGTACTAGCTTGAGATCCTTGTCGCCTGCCTCCTCTACCGACATATGCGGCCAAGGTGAGGCCGTACTACTAATCCACTGGCATAAGAGCTCGGTTTTTGTAGTTTCGATTGGCTGCGTAGCTACTGCCTCCTCTAAAGCCTCCTCCGACACGGTATAACCGAGAGCTGGGTTAGCCATCGCCCATCCTGCGCGGTCGGTGATCTTGGCAAAAGGCGGCGCTGAGTACTCGTAAAAACCGAATGTCTCGGGAGGATTAGATAGAGCTCTCTCGCGTAGATCATTGAGCACCGTACTAAAGGCATCGCCGGCATTACTCGTTAGCAGGGTTTGAGCGTTCATCTTTGCACGAGTAGTCGGCGTTGCAGCTCGAAAACCCTCCTCGGATATCTCTCGGATCTCATCGATATATAGAAACGAGGCGGTACGTCCACGAGAGCCGTCACGAGTAGCAGCTACTACATCTAACCGATGACCGTTTTTAAGCTCGATAGACTCGGTGCCGTTAGCAAATCTAATTTGTTTTACTTGCCGGCTTAGGTCAGCTGAGCCCTCGATCGCGTAGGCCACTTGCCTAAAGGTATCTAAAGCCATCGATCTATTAGAGCTCATAATAAGCACGTTAGGGCTATCGAATAAAAACATATGCCCGAGCATCATCATACGGGCGAGATGAGTCTTACCCTGCTGCCTAGCGCATAACACGAGGTTAGTCTTACGAATAAACATATTTTGATCGTCTACCGAGGTCATATCCCGTATTACGAAATCTTGCCAAGGCAAAAGCGGTAGGCCGATGCTCTCGGCTAGCTGAGAAATCTCATTGCCACGATTATGGGCTTTGAGGTACGGGCTATGTAGCCGAGGCTCAGTAGCCCCATAGCGAGGCGTTTTAGTTTCGGTCATATCCTTATCAGTCCTGCCCAGTCTGGCCCACACACGGACCGCTAGGGATCGTACCCGTGGTGATCGGGGAGGTATAGGACGGAAAGGCAGGGGGGTCTTCCTC